TCCGCTTTCCGCTGTTGATAATCCTGCCAAACATCATCTTCAATTTCACTGGCGCAATTAATGCAAACTTTGTTTTCAAAATCGGTCCACTCATCCGGCTTTGTAAATTCCTCACACGTTGAACAGTGCCAGTCATCAGTTAAATTTAATTCTAATTGTTTAGTCATTCTCACTCCTTTATTTGTTATGGGACAATCTAACATGGATTGTCCCATAATGTCAACTATTAATTTATAGTTTCATCTATTGGTGGAAGTGCCTTAACTTCCTTGCTCCAGCTCAATCCATCCTTTTTAAGATTGTTTTGAAGTTTATCTTTTAAACTGTCCGGGCTTCCTGCTTCCATTATTTCTTTATAGGAAACCTTTTTATTATCTTCCAGCATTTTTAAGATCTTGCCTTCCTTAGTTTTATTGATTTGCTGTCTTGCATATTCACCAGCCCAGTCTCTTATTTGTTCCCAGCAATCCTCGGGCGTGATCCTATTTCCATAACTAGATAAACCAAAGTCTTTTTCTTTAAACTTATAGTTAATATCTTTTTTGGCTTGTTTGGTTTTATTAAAGAACCTAGCGGCTTTACTCATTTTACTTTTAACAGTATCGATAGCCAATTGTAGCTCTTCAATTATAGGTGTTGCGCCTATCTCATCTGCCAAGTTTTTTTCTGCAACTTCTATCGCTTCTGCTTCAAGTGCTTTAATCTTTAATTCTGCGGCTTGAATTAAAGGGTTATATGTTTCGTTTAGCTCGGAAACAAAGTGGTCCCGTTGCCATTTTTGCATTAGTGGTTTTGTCATTCTCACTCCTATTGTTTATTTATATTATGGGAATTTATATCAGTATAATTTAATCTTGTCAACACATGTGTTGATGATAGTTTATTTTTTTTTCTCTTTTGGGGTGGGCCCGCCCGCGAACAGGAATATGGTAGGTACTAACCACCATCCCCAGCCACCGGCCAAGGGTAGCATATAATCCCATAACAATCAAGAAGTTTATTTTTATTTATTTAATTTAATTAGTTGATTATATGGGAATATATGTTATTAATATTTATTAACTAAAAAGGAGCAAAAAAAAATGAGTAATAGATTAAAAGACTTAAAAGATCAAAAAGATATAAATGAATTATTAAAAAAATTTATAGACATTCAATCTAGTAGAATTGATCTTTTACAAAAAAGATGTAAACGGCTTGAAGATAAAGAAAATAAAAATGATAAAATATTTTCTAGATATCAAATGACCGCGGACAGCGTTGAAGGGGTGCCGTTCCCTGAAGTGGAGGCAAAACAATAATGTCAATATTAGAAACAATTATAATTTTTGAAATTATGTTATTTATACAATACATGATAACATCATGAAAGTATCAGACGCTAAAAAAATAACTGGTTCGCTAACGCGGACCAGTAAAATGCCCGGCCTATCCTATAGCCTGCCGGCCTGGGAATGCAAAACCGGCAGCAAATTACGTAAAATTAAAGGCAGCGTTTGCGCTAGCTGTTATGCGCTCAAGGGAAATTATACAAGATACCCAGCAATTAAAGACGCGCAATATGTAAGACTCGAAGCGTTGAAGGACCAGCGCTGGATCGCGGCCATGGTGGCCCAAATCATAAGACAAAAATATTTTAGATGGCACGATGCCGGAGATATCCAGGACCCTGTCCATCTTCAAAAAATTTTTAGAGTGTGCGAGCTTACACCGGAAACAAAACACTGGATGCCAACGCGCGAGGCGCAATTCTTAAAAGATATAGACCCGGCAACAGTTCCAAAAAATTTAATTATTAGAATGTCTTCTCACATGGTGGACCAGGGGCCAGTTAATTTTTGGCCTTGGACGTCGACCGTGACAAGCGGGCAGGTTTCGACCTGTCCGGCTCCCAAGCAGGGCGGCCAGTGTAAAGATTGCAGGAGCTGTTGGGATAGGTCGACAGCTAACGTCTGTTATGGTAAACACTAAAAATGGACTGGAAACATCCCACTTATTACAAAGCGCTAGAAAAGCAGCGAAAAGAATTTGAAGCGAGCGAGCGAGCACAAGCGGACAAGCGAGCGAGCGAGCGAGCCAGCAAGCGTAAGGTCACGAGCGGTTCGCGAGCAAGCAAGAAATAATATGACCCCAATCGTCCTGGGCCACAGGCGGGACTTCACGAATATCAGTCAGCAAGCCGAGGATCGAGGAGCTTCCATAAAGTTTTATGGACCGAGGACCGGCGTCCTGGCCTTGTCCAACCAAAATGAAATTACGTTTTGTCATGGTCGAATGGAACAGTATTTGATGGGGTGAGAACCTTATTTTTTTGTCATGGATTAGCTTTAGTTCTACCATAAAAAAACCACAAGAATCGTGGTATCCCAACAGATCCGGTGTACCAAATGATGACCAAGACTCTAGTCTTGTCCACTTAATTTCAGGTGTATTTTTCTTTAAAAGTTTCCAAAGGTCAGACTCTTTTTTCATCGTGCAAACCTCTATTTAGAATCATTCTCATGTGCGTTGACTTGTACGCCTACTTACGATATAAGTCAAGTCATGGGAGTGCCAGCTAAATTAACAGAGAGACAAATCAAGTTTGCAGAATTGCTTGTTTACAACGAGGGACGTATGTCACCTGCAGAATGTGCAAAGGAAGCAGGCTATAAAACTAGACCTAGACAGGCAGCTAGTGAGTTAAGAAATCCAAAAATATCTCCTTTAGTTGTGCGTTACATTGGTGAGCTTAGAGCAGAGGTCCAAGAAAAATATGGCATATCATTTGAAAGACACATAACAGAGCTTGCAAAAATTAGAGATGATGCGAGAGCTAAAGGTGCCTGGAGTGCTGCAACAAATGCAGAAGTAGCACGTGGTAAAGCCGGTGGATTATATGTAGATCAGAAATTAATTATGACTGGTAATATAGATAATTTATCAGAGCAAGAGCTAGAGTCTAGAATGAAAGATATTTTAAAAGATCACAAAGACATTATAGAAGGTACAGCAGTAGACATAACAGAAGAATCATCTGAGTTACCAGAAAAAACAGAAACAATAAATTAAATTTTCGGCTTTGAAACAGTAAGGATAGTTTTAAATCTTTTAGGTTGGAGAGGTGTTTTAATTCCTTGTGGATCGGGTCCTTTAACTGGAGGTATTTGATTATGTTTAACATAAGGCATATTTTTAGTTAATGTAGGATTTTTTTTCATAGCCAATAAGCTTCTATATGTGTGTAGCCATTTTGTTTGGCCCAGTGACATCTGTTTCCGCCCTTGGGAACCTTAATGTAAGGCTTACATCTACCATTGTCAACACGTGTTATTTTTATTGGATCTTTCATACCTTCTTTGTCAAAAGAATCTTTTAAATAAGTATTATATCTTTTAGTCCTACCATTCATGGTTTCAGGATTATAATTATCTCTAAGTTTTAAATTTGATAAATCTTTAAGTGCAACAACAGCAGGAGTTCTACCTGGCTCAGGATTATTAGCTTTTAGTATTTTCATTTTTTCTTTTTAGATTTTTTCTTTTTATAATTACCCGATGCTTCTTCTTTTTCCCACTTTTTTGCCATCTTTGGTTTATTAATATGCATCCATTTTCTTTGTTTCTCTGATTTAAATGGCATTATAGTTCTAATTTTTTTATAGAGACTATCACAGACGTTGGAATAATAACAGTACTGCCTATATCTTCAAAAGTATTGCCTTCTTTGCTTTTGATATAATCTCTAAAAATTCTAGTAACCCCTTTACGCTGGCTTAATAAATAGCCTTTAGACACTGCAACAGGAAGTTTATCTTTGTCTAGTGTTGATAATGTACTCCAGCCGTCGTCACCCTCGATATCAACCCATTCTATCTCTACATAAGGATAGTTAGATATATTTTTACCTGCTGGTGCATTTTTCAAAGGTATGAATTTTTTATACTGCTTTTGTTTTGGCATAATCGTTTTTACTATAAGGGAAATATTTAGGCAATTTTTTTTTTTTTGAAAACAAAAAAATCCCCGCGCGCGGAGTACATAGAAATGGTGTAAAACAGCCTATCCTGCCACCGCTGCCACCGTAGAAATCTGCTCTGGCAAGCTTATTATCTGCCTATACCAACACTTATAAGCCAAAAACACCCCCCTTGCCACCTTGCCACCGACTTTTTTTTAATGGAAAAAAAAACTTATACCCCCAAGATTCCTCTTATGCGTGGCAAACGTCAAAAACCCGCATAAAACTACACTTGCCTTGCCATTGCCACATTTAGTTTAGAATAATTATAATGTATGGGGCTTCCACTCTCGCTTCCACCCCTGTTCCAGGGAACATTTTAACTCTGTTTGTATGTAATTGAGCGCCATCTTTGAATATTTTCAGTCTTAAAAACTAATCTTGCTGGTTCAGGTGCTCCTACAATTTTATTTTCTTGTAATTCTATTCTTCTAATCTCTTCTAAGTGTCCGTCTTGTGTTTCAATATATACAGGACAGTCTGATATGACTGTACCTTTTTCATTGTTAGTAAATTTACCTAAATATTGTTGTAGTTCTCTTACACGCATGCTCATTTATTGTTCTCCATTTGTTTTTTATATTTTAACCATAGATCTTTGTATTCACTGTCCACGATCCACGGCCCACCTTCCGTGAAATGTAAAGCGCTAGGCTTATCTTCATCGTTTTCTTTATACCAATTCACTAACCAATTCCAGTGTCTCGGTATAGAACCAATCTCGTGCGGTTTCAGCCATTCAAATTGATGTAGATATTTTCCCGATTGTTCGGAAACCGTTGATAAATCTAGTTTTTTTACACTCTCATGACCGCAGTTAATTAACATCAAAGAACTCCAATTTTTTCTTTTATAAGGTATTTGTTTCTTACCTAACATTTTAGTAATGGCTCGAGGTGTGTAGTCATGTTGACAACACATCACCGCATACTTGTCATCAGCTAAATCAAAAATTTTTTTAACATCTTTTAAAAATAAAAAATCATCATCACAAAATAAAGCCCAACCATTATAGTCTTGCAGATACGGCACTAAGAATCTTGTGTAAGTAAACTCTGTTGATTGGTCCTTATATTCTCGCCAATATAATTGTTCAAGATCAGATAATTTTAAAAGTTCTATATCTAAATCTTTAGAATGTTTGCGCAAAGAATACTCACACACACTAGATGCTATAGGATGTCTACTGTCGTAGCCTATATAAATTTTATTGGATTGTGGCTGCATATTGTCTAACAAGTTGATACCATTTATCTGTCCAAAGTTTTTTTAATCCAGGGTCCGCTGCTTTGTTTATTGCGTTAGCTAGATTGTTTAGCTTCTTCATTTTTTCGTCTATCTTCATTCATCTCCTCATGTAGTT